AACTTCATGTAGTAAAAAGTGGTATTTCATCTATTCAACTTACCAGTTATGGCGATAACGAATCCACTATTACTCTTGGAAGAGGTACAAGTCCATCAACAGATAATGGTCAGATTCGTTTCGGACATGGAAATAGTGGTGGGTCATACACTTATAGCACAGATGAGTCACTAGACATTATAAACTATGATACTGGAAATCTCAACTTCTATTTGAATCCAAGTGGATTAGGAACGGCATTTAACTGGATGACCACTGCATCAAATCGTGCAATGGTGCTGACTCAATCTGGGAATCTTGGCATTAATTCAACCTCACCAACGGAAAGACTTGATGTTAGTGGAAATGTAGTTGCCTCTGGTTCTATCACAGGAAACACCATCGTAAAAGATGGAGGAACTTCTAGTCAATTCTTAAAGGCAGATGGTAGTGTTGATACAAACACATACCTGTCTGCCACTGGAAATGGTTCCCAATTAACAGGCATAGTTACATCTTTAGTTGCTGGTTCTAATATTAGTCTTGATGATACTACAGGAGAAGTAACTATTTCCTCTCCACAAACTTTTGTTGGTGTTGTAACTGCAACCCAAGGATTCACAAGTGGTATAGGAACAGCAGTTAAAATCAGCGTTTCTGGTTCTACTTTGACGTTTACTGTTGGCAGTGCTAGTACAAGCTTGACACTACTGTAAAATCCATGTAGACTACCTTTGTCCCGGTTGAAGAGATAAATTATGAAGCTTCATAATAATTTTATAAAAGGTAGTGAGATTTCTCTTATCAAGAATGCATTTTTAGGTGGTGGATTAGCATGGTTTTATAATCCATCAGTTGTTTTTACTGATGGTAAAATTGATTATCCAGATAATTATCAATTTACTCATAGATTTTATGATAATGACACCATAGTCAGTGATCATATAAAATTACTTTATCCTATTATTGATAAATTAAATCCAAAATCTTTAATAAGAATTAAAGCAAATTTAATTCCTAGAACAGAAAATATAATACAACATCAATATCATACAGATTATGATTATGAAGGTGCAAAAACTTCTATATTTTATTTGAATAGTAATAATGGATACACAATATTTCGTGATAAAACTAAAATAGAAAGTGTTGAGAATAGATTAATTACTTTTGATTGCAAAAAAGAACATAGGGGAACAACCTGTACTGATCAGAAAGTAAGAATAGTAATAAACTTTAATTACTTCTAACCACTTTAACAACTGGCACAGGGACCATCGGTAGAGGTCCCATTGTGCTATAATAGTCCCATACGCGATGAGACCTGTGATCCAACTCCGACCACACCAGCAGGACGCACTGACTGCCATGCTGGCACACGATAAGGGTCAGGTCATCGTTCCTACGGGTGGTGGTAAGACCATGTGTATGATCAAGGATTCTCAGGAATATCTTGATGCTTGCGATCGTGGTATTGTCGTTGTAGTTGCTCCCCGTATTCTGCTTGCCGAGCAGTTGTCTGCTGAGTTTCTTGAATTTCATACTGACGTTGCTGTGATGCACGTTCATAGTGGTGAGACTCATCACTTCAGCAGCACTCGTCCTTCTATCATCCGTAACTGGTCTCAGCAAGCATACCGCAAGCAACTGATCTTTACCACCTATCACTCTCTTCCTCGCCTGATGGAAGCAGAGATCAATGTTGATTGCATTTACTTCGATGAAGCGCATAACTCTGTCCAGCGTAATTTCTTCCCTGCCACGGAGCATTTCTCTTCTACTGCTACTCGCTGCTATTTCTTCACTGCTACTCCTAAGCATTCTCTCACTGTTTCCAAGCCTGGGATGAATGATCCTGAGGTTTATGGTAAGGTAATCTGCAACGTTCCTGCTCCTAAGTTGGTTGAGGAAGGTTATATCCTTCCCCCTAAGGTTGTTGTCAAGCAACTGGACATGGTTCAGGATAAGCAGATGATTGCTGATCGTGATTCTCAGAACCTGCTTGATACCATTGATGACAATTCTCTTGGTAAGATTCTGATTGCCGCACGTTCTACCAAGCAGATCATCAAACTGCTGGCAGAATCTGACTTCCGTAAGGAACTGGCAGAGCGTGGTTACTCCTGCATGTATATCACCAGCAAGACGGGTGCCATCATTGATGATCAGAAGGTGGATCGTGAGACCTTCTTTGACACTCTGAATGCTTGGGGCAAGGATCCTAGCAAGAAGTTCGTGGTTCTGCACCACTCCATCCTGTCCGAGGGCATCAACGTCAGCGGTCTGGAAGCGGTACTGTTCATGCGGAACATGGACTACATCGGAATCTCCCAGTCCATCGGGCGTGTGATCCGTCTGGGTGGCGCTCAGAAGACCTTTGGACTGGTCTGCGTGCCTGTCTACGATAAAGTGGGCATCAGCACCGCCAAGAGCGTCCAAGCGGTCGTTGACACCGTGTTCAACCAGGGTATGCCTGCCGTATCGGTGGTCCGCCGCTGATACTGGCACACTCTGCCCCCACACCACCTTAACTCTGCTATAATACATAGGTAATCAAAGGAACACCACCATGAAGTGCAAAGTCAAACTGTATGTTGCTGGCACCGTGTTTGAAGAAACCGTTCATGCCCGTGACTATCAAGAGGCAAAGGAAGTTGCTCTGGCACGCAATCCTAATGCCAAGGTGATCAGTGTCAATGCTTCTTTCTTCTAATGGCATTTCAAAAACCTTTTATCAATCGTCCTGGTGTACTAGATGACAAAGCAGGAGACCCAGAAGGTTATGTAACAAATGATGGCATGTGGGCTGCGATTCCTATTATAGGACACAAATCATTTGCCATCATTCACAATGGTTCTTTTGTCTATGAGGCACGGAACTATACTGCTGCCAGATCCTACATTTCCAAAGAAATCAAAAAATCCAAGAAAAAGTAGGGTAAATAGTAACAACAGGAGACAATTATGAACGAAAAACACGAAAAACGTAGAGATGCACTTGGTTTGTTTTACGAAAGCGTATTGAAACCAGATTCAGAACTGCGTCAGTGTGCTCACAATCAAGAGTGTTTTCATGAGTTGATGGAGTGGAGGGACGAAATCATCCGTTATTTGGATGAGAGGAGAGTTCAGGAGTTCCACTGATGGATCCTCAATACATATTTTTTCTACTCTTTGCAGTAGCAGCATATTTCATCGTTACAGATGAGAGTGTTGCTGCTGCTTTTTATTATGTAATTGGTATCATAACAAACTATATTAGGGGAAGAGTATGGTTAGTTACAAACGACCCACGTAATCCTGTGGTAAAATACTTAGTATATCGTCGTTCCCTCAAAATGGCAAAAGAATTAAGAGCAAAGATTGATAAGTATTATGAAGAAAATAAATAAAACATAACACTAAAAAGATATGCTATCTACTCAGTATCGTCTTCGTCTTGAAGCAATCTGCAATAAAATTGTTTCAGGTGAGGCTGTTGGGTTGGAAGAAATGATATGGGCAGAGAAACTGTCTAAGGCAAATACTTCCGCCAGAGAAATGCTTAAGAAGGCAAGACACCGTGCTGCTAATCCCGATATGCAGGAAGGTGGTTTAGATGATTTTATGAATAAGATGGGTTTGGGTGATCCAGATCCATCAAATCATCGCACTAGATTTGGTAGTGCTGATGAGATTGTAGATTGGTTCAACCAAGATAAACCAGATGATTGGAGGCAACGTGACTGAAACAGCAGTAATCTATTCGAACGGAAGTCAAGAGTGTGAGCGTATTGGTATGCTCCTGAAAGCACTGGGTGGTGAGTTTCATGAGTATTTCCTAGGCGAACACTTCGACCAGAAGGCATTTTACAAAGAGTTTGGTGAAGAGGCAACCTACCCCCAGGTCGCATATGGAGCACAACATATAGGGAGTATGAAGGAGACCCTACACTACCTATGTGCTCAGGGTATCATATGAACTTCGAACTTACGCTAGACGATTATACTTTGATATTAAATGCCCTTCACTACTACAAGAAGGTAGAGAAGGTCGGATCCTTCCAAAAATACGACGAAAAGGCAATTAATAATTTAAGGGATAAGATGTCCAAGCAACTTATACCTAGTGAGTTTAGTTTT